ATACCACTGAAACTGAAGATTGTCACCAGCGGCACGAATTTGCATCCTGTCGTTTGCATCAGTAAAGCTGTTGGTATCAGTTAAAGCAATTATTGGGGAAGTGCTGTTCAAATATAAAGTATAAGCAGTGTTGCCGTATAATTCTAACGCCTCAGCACTACTATCCCAGAAGAACTTAGCCGTGGTGCCTGTGTCCTCGTACATTGACAGGTTGCCGCCTGATGAAATACGCATACGCTCCTTCATGGAGGAAGTGCCTGTTGAACCCTTAACAACAAAATCAGATGAGTAGCTTCCAGCATTGGTGGTTATACCTTGCTGCCAATAAGTGCCTGTGCTATCACCAGAAGTAGCCTGATAGGTAATCCCAGCCCAATTACCCGATGCAGCAGAGGTAGAGCTTCGTATCCTCAAGCCTGCATTATTTACGGATGTTGAGGAATACGAGCCAAGGCCAAAGTATGCTAAACCTTCCCCATCCAGAGTCAGCCCATCGCTGGTCAAAGTACCCGTGATGTCTACCCCAGTGGCGGTGGTGGCGAGTTTTTCAAAGCCATTATGGTATAGCTCAACTTCAGCACCAGCACGAGCAACTAGCATATTTGCATTATCCGTTTGGCGCTTTAGAGCAATATTATCGTTGTCTCTAATAAATAAACTTCCAGAACCACCTTCATCAATGTAGGTATTTCCGCTGACACCATCATGGTAAATCTGTAGGTCAGACCCAGCACCAAAGATGGCTTTGTCGTTGTTGCCGAAGGACAAGTTACCAGTCATAGTATCGCCAGTAGTATTTACATAATCACCTTCTAAGTCTAAAGCATCATAAGAAGCTTTAAAAGCTGCAATGTCAACACCGTCAACTGTACCAGTAACAGTAATGTCCCCATTAACGCCTAATTGAGATAGACCAGTAATGCTACCACCAGTGATAGCTACTTCAGCACCAGACTGTCCAGCGAAGTTACCGAAGACTTGAACTTCAATAGTATCCCCTGCAGCTGCACCAGAAGCTAAAGTAATTTGATCGTTAGTAACATCAACAGTATAGTCAGTACCTTGAATAAGGCGAATACCATTCATAAAGACACTAACAAGACCTGCTTTGTCAATTACCAAGGTGTTAGTATTATCATCATTACCAGTAAACAATGTTTGGTTAGCAATAGCAGTATAAAGGAAGTCTGTTTTAATCCCTTCAATAGAGCTAGAAGCAGCTTGCCAGTCTGTACCGTTATAAACGTTCATAACACCGTTAACGCTGTCAAAGTACAAAGCACCAGTAACAATAGAATCACCATCATTGTCTACAGTAGGTGCAGAGGTTTTAGCCCCTAAATAACGATCATCAAAGGAGTCGTAAATATTAGTTACAGTAGTTTCTATTGTTGTAACATTACTTTCAGAACTGGCTGCGTTAGCAGCACTAGTGGCTGCAGCAGAAGCACTTGTAGAAGCGCTAGTTGCTTGAGTAGTTGCTGTGTTAGCAGCAGTAGATGCAGTGCTTGCCGAATTAGCAGCATTAGTTTCTGAGGTACTTGCAGCAGAAGCACTGTTAGCTGCGTTAGTTTCAGAATTACTTGCAGCGCTTTCAGAGGCAGACGCAGAGGCAGCAGAAGCAGCGGCGTTAGTCTCACTACTAGCTGCATTAGTTTCGCTTGTAGAGGCTGCACTCTCTGAGGCTGCTGCATTAGTCTCTGAAGTAGCAGCGTTAGTCTCACTAGAAGCAGCTGCTTGTTCACTAGCTAGAGCATTAGCTGCACTAGTTGCTGCTTGAGCACTAGGAGCCTCCCAGGTTGCACCATTATAAAACTTTAATTCTTCATCTGCTGTATTCCAGTAAATAGTCCCTGCAACAAGAGCATCCCCATCGTTATCTGTTGTTGGGTCTGTTGCATAAGATCCTAAGTACTTATCATCAAAACTATCAAAAATATTTTGTACAGAAGTTAAAGAGCTGGCTGCTTGAGCTGCACTACTAGCAGAAGCTGTAGCAGAAGTAGCAGAGGCTGTAGCAGAGGTAGCAGCGTTAGTTGCAGAAGTTGCAGAAGCAGTTGCTGAGTTAGCTGCATTAGTTTCTGAAATAGCAGCATTGGTTTCACTAGTAGCTGCATTAGAAGCACTTGTAATTGCTGCTGTTTGACTATTAGCAGCTAAATTCTTATAAGTTAAAGCTTCTTGTGAGTAATTAAAAGAGTCTACTGCAGACCCAGCTGCGTTAATTTCTGAATTCTGAGCAGAAGTAGCATCGTTAGAAGCACTAACTGCATAGTTATAAGCTTCAGACGCTTTTGTAGTAGCTAAAGTAGCTTTTTGAGTTGCTAAGGTAGCGGAATTTGAAGCAGAAGTAGCACTTAAAGCAGCAGCATCTTGTAGGTCACTAGCATCATCTGCAAAGCTAGCAGCTTGAGCCGCACTATTAGCAGAGTTATTAGCTGCAGCTAAAGAGTTAGCAGCTTGTTGTGTTGCTGTAACAGCACTATTAGATGCACTAACTTGGCTTCCTGCTGCATTAACTTCTGAAGTATACGCTGCGCTTTCTGAGTTAGAAGCTGCAATAGCAGAGTTATAAGCACTAGTTGCACTAGCTTGAGCGTTACTTGCAAAAGTCTGAGCTTCTACTACAGGGTATTCCCAAGAAGAGCCATCCCAAACACCTAGTTGTGATGTTGTAGAATCAAAATACAAAGCACCTGGTAATAAATTATCACCATCATTATCTGTAGTTGGTGCTGAAGTTTTAACTCCAAGAAACTTATCTTCAAAAGTATCTAAGGCTGCTTCAGCAGAAGCTTGAGCTGTTTCTGCTGCAGTTTGAGCAGTCTCAGCGGCTGTTTGAGCAATAACAGCAGAAGCAATAATATTAGCACCACCAAGGTTAATATCACTAACTACTTCATTAGCTGCATTGCTAATAACAATGTGAAAATCACCGTTTTCAGCAATGTAAGCACTGCTTACTGAGTTTCCTTGAGTACCTTGCGCACCAGTTCTAGAAAGAGAAATAGAAAGCTGTGGAGGAGAAACTGTTAAGTTATATTGTGACATTAGTTAGCCTCCGTAGGAGAGTAGCGTACTTCAACCACACCACGTAGCGGTTTCCAAATTTGTTGAGCGTCACCAACACCTGTGTCTGCAATTTCCAAATCAATAAAACCATAAACAGGTTTATCTGGCGCAGGGAAAGTATCCCAAGTGTTAATTAAGTCTTGTGGGATTACAATATCAAAGATGTTGTCTGTAGGGTTAGAATCAATGATAGGCAAGGTTGTAATGACAGGTGTATCTCTTGCTGTTGCAGGAATTAATCCTGAGTCTTGCTCGTTATCACCCTCTACAACTTTAGCGGTAATAGTAAATCCAGCAAGATTTGTAATCCAAGAAGCTGTAACATTAATTCTTGTTTGTTCGCCGTGAATAATAGAAGCAATAATACTCCCGTTATCGGTAATTAAGTCCTGGGACTTAGACGTTATTTTTGAACGTGGCATAGTGTTTCCTTTCTACCGATCCTCAGATGGGCACTAAAGTGTTATTTATTTTTCTTTTTCTTTTTTGCTTCTTTAGCAACAGACAAAGCAATAGCTACTGCTTGGTCTTGTTTTTTACCTTCTTTACGAAGTTTACGGATGTTACCACTAACACTCTTTTTTGAGTAACCTTTTTTAAGTGGCATTACCGTCTTTTCATTTTTCTTGCTCTAGCAGAGGCAGCTTGAGCTTTTTTAAGGGCATTAAGTTGTTTTTGTGTCTTAGCTCTAGCCCCTGTAGAGGCTGGCTTAGAAGGCTTTTTAAACATCTTAATACGCTTTTTAATTCCCATTTTTGGATTATAAGTCATTGTTATTTTCCAAATAGAACTTTTTTACCTTTACGAGCACGAGCAGAAGCCTCTTGAGCTTTCTTAAGTGCTGCCTTTTTAGCAGAAGTCATAACCTTACCACCCTTGCGTGCAGCTGCTCCAGCTTTCATACCTGCTTTACCTGCTGTAGTCCCAAGCCCACGGTTTACTACTTTACTTGCAAGATAACCACCAGCTGCACCACCGATAACACCGCCACCCACTACTGCACCACCTACAGCACCTGCTGCTGCTGATTTAGCAAGATGACGTCCAGGACGTTTTCCTGCCTTAAAACCTTTTTTAAAATTTTTAACTGTATTAGCCATTTATTTTTCCTTTTCTTTGATAGGATTAAATTAGAACCCAAAGCCACGCTTAACGACTTTAGTTCCTGCTCTAATAGGATACAAATACTCTACTGCATAGCGTAGTGCATCTGTCCAGTGTTCAACACCCTCTTTTTTGTCAATGGTGGCACTATCAGGATTACTTTCAATCCATTGAGTACGCTCTATAGATTTAATAGTGTTAACACACTTAGGGTGAATATACATATCAATATCCCCATTAGCATTCTTAAACTTCTTGTTAACAGCAGCAACAGAGTCAATAATAGGCGGTGCCTTGTTATGTGCTCTTGTCATAATACCGTTAGACTGAAGTATGCTAAAGTCTGTTGTACCTACTGCTGCAGAACTCTTACGAGCTTTACCTGCAGGGTCAGGATAAGATATAATACGATGCCCCTTGTACTTTTCTGACAAAGCTCTTGCTAGTGTCTCAGTATCAGGGTGGCCTTGCATCTCGTCTATAATGTGTATTTGATTACCTCGAATAGCAAAGATAACAGAAGCCATAATACCAACGTTAAAGTCGATAGCAACATGTACGTCTTCACCATCATCAAAGTAAGGTAAGTCTTTATTGATGTGTTCTTTTCTATTAAATGTATAAAATACGTTATTACCAGAGTCTTCGAAGCTTGCAGTATACTCTCTGGCGAACTTTAGAGGGTCAAGTGTTAGTTTTACTCTCTCAATCTCTTCTTCATCAAGAAAAGGAGAGTCCTTATAGGTATAGGTATAGCTTTTCCAATCACTGTCGGAATCTTTCCTATTGTACATCTCATAAAAATAATCATAACCACTAGGAGTACTAATAATAAGTGCTCTACCAGGGTTAGCATTAAGCTTTTTGGCGTTCATAGGGGACCAACGAGTAGCAACACAAGGTTGAATAATCGATTCCCATGATTCTTTAAGGTTCATGCCAGCACCTTTCCAAGATGTAACTTCGTCGGCTACAATAAAATACTGACCAGTACCCCGCATACGTTGTGAAGCTTCATAGGACCACAACTTTAGTTGTACGTTGTTAGGGAACCAAAACTGTCCTGCTGCCTTAGAAGCCTTATCAGCAAAATCTTCCATACCTAGTTGCCAAGCTATCAGCGGATAGTAAATATCTACTGCTTGGCTGTAGGTAGGGGCAATGAGTGCTACGTTCTTATTAGGAACGGACTCATCTAATTCCATTAGTTCTTGTACTGCAATAATAGCAGCGGTAGCAGCTAAGTATGACTTGCCAAAACCACGGCTAGCATTAACTACTGCATAACGACAAGACTTGTCTATAAAGAGGTCTCTAATCACCTCTGACTGTTTCTCGTGTAGCTTTATTTCTGACATACTCTTCGCCAACTCTTCTGTTACTTGTGATTATTATTACTTTACCATTTTCATCGTAAAAAATATACTTACTTCTTACTTTTCTTACAGTCATGTAGCTTACCTACCACTTACCTTGACTAACTCCAATAAAATAAAATATTGCAAACAATACTCCAAGACCAGCACCAAAAATTAATAGACCTACTGTCCAGTTGATTAGTGCATCTATTCTTTGTTGTTTAGCATATAACTCTGCTTTACGTTGACGTCTCATAGACGCCTCTATCTGTAATACTTCTTCCCACGCTTTAGGACCATAATGCCATGAGATATGATCTTTAATCTCTTTACGCATTTGTTCCATTTTTCTTTTCTGAGCAAATATCTCAAGGGCAGTTTCTTCATTGCTGCCTTTAAAGGTTTTTTGCCACCAAGGAGGGTTTTTAGCTCTTTCTTCTAGGTTAGTGAAGTCGCTAAAGGCTTTACCCCATGTGGAGAGTTGTCCAGCCATGTCTTGTAAGTCTTTTCCAGCGCCTATAGCAGCCTTAATAGTCTTAAAAGCACCAGCCGCAAGAGTTACGCAGCTAATAGGATCCATATCAATTTGCTCTTGATTTTTCCATCATATCACGAATAGCCTTAATATTCTCATCGATACGAGCATTCATAAGAGCTAACTCTTGTTGTGTCTTTTCAATCTCAGCAATACGGATCTCATGTCTAGCAATATCTCTAACGTTAACATCAACGGTAGAATTAAGACCAGAGACATACCATATAATCCCAAAAGTCTGTAAAATTATTGCTAGTATAAAACTTATTGGTACACTTTTTGATAGGTGCCAAGAATCTGTCTGTTCAGCCATCACCATTATCCTTCTTATTATCAGTGAGCAAAATAGAAATAGGTCTTTTTTCGGTGATTTCTTGTTCCACCTTATCAGGGATTTTCTTGTAACCATAAGCCATAAGATTATTAATTAATTGGCCCTGTACAGCAGTTAGTTGTGCATAAGCTCCAGAAGTAGACTTCCCAACAGATTCTAAGTTTTCTAGCTGCTTCTGAATGTCATGGTACTTTTTGACCATGTGCTCAATGGGGTCAAAACCAAGCTCTTCAAGTTTCCTTACAGAAGCCATAGAGTTAATGTTCTTAGAACCTTTAGGACGTCCTGGCCCTGGAGCAATCTTCTTGACCGATGGGTTCGGATTTCCTTGCATAATATTTTTTCCTTTAAAATATGTTAGAAAAACTTTTAAAATTTTTATTAAAATTTACAATGACTTACAATACTTTAAAAATAAGCCATTGAAATATATGAAAAAAGATTACTCAGAAAAGCTAAATAATCTCTAATATTATTCTGTTTTTCAAGTTAATCTAAACCATTAATTAGTTTTCCAAGTTAATGTAAAGATTATCCACCAAAAGCA